AAGACGTGCTTGTTCTGATTCCTTTAGTCTAGATTCAATAAGATAACCTAAATTACTATAGGATTCATCTTTCTCTTCCGATAAGGAACTAACCTCATCAGATTCAGATGTCAAGCCACTGGTGTTAGAATGTGGCATTTATATTCTCTTAATAATCTCTTTCGTCTGCTAGTGAAAAGACTTTTCCATCAACCATGTTCTTTTTTTCTTTTGGATAGTCTTTGTTAACTCCACCTTCATATGCATCTGCAGGAAGTGCAGTAGCAGGTTTTACAACTAATGTTGATGGGCCTTTAGCATCACCTTGTTTAGCTGCTTCGTTGCCGTACATATTTTCAGGTAATTCACCTTGAGTGTATTTACGCATTATTGCCATTTTTGTCTCCTATGTGTTTTTGTAGATAGGGAAGTAACCAAGGGTTATCCACTATCACAGTTGTTAGTCCATTCGCAATAGTATTGCAAATTTTTTCTTCTTCTTTCTCATCTAAGTCTAGGCTCCACTGATATATTATTGCATGTAATATTTCATGAATAAAAGTGTTGCCGTGAGAAACAGAATCTTCTGCGGATGATAAAGCTATCATTCCTTCACTTGTTAAAAACTGTCCATGTAATTCATTTACTTTTGCCATGACAGAATCTAAAACTTTTATATTATAATTTCTATATCCTACTTTAATAAATTTTTTCATTAGTAACCAAACACTTTATCTGCAACCATATCTTTTGTTTGGCCAACTCCAAAGTCATGAAACTTTTGTGCAATAGGATGTACAGGTCTACTCATACAACCATATCTAAGTGCATCATAAGCATGGTCTTCTGCATGTGTGTCTACATCTTCAGGATTATTTTTATCTGTAGGCAACATGGGTAGTGTTCTTACTAAATTAATACAGTTATCAAAAACAAATAATGTAGGAAATCCTGTATCTTCGTTTAATTTTAATCTTTTATGTATTTCTAATTTACCTGCTATTCTACTTCTAGGACTTCTATCTGATGGTCTCCATCTACATCCTTCTTGTATCATAGTCTCTGCAATACTAGGACCTATATCTCCTCGTCTAGCCCAAGTAGAACTATCTAGTACACCATATCTAATATACTCTCCATCCTCTAGTTCCATTACTTTTTGAGCAAATAAATCTGCAGTTAATTTTTTTGTATAAAGTTCTCTATAAACAAAAATATTATTATCAAAGTCTATTGCTAACCATAAACAACAAGCAGGTGAACTATATCCCCAGTCTGCCGCCCTAAACTTCATCCAGTTTCTAGGAATATCAAAAGCCTTTACAACATGAACTTCTTTATTAAATTCAGGAAATGAAGAATCTTCAAATGCTTCCCAGTTTCCATCTAAGAATTGTTTTCTTTGTACTTCTGGTAGTGATGCTAACATTGCGTAATAATCGTCTGTCTGCATCAAGTAGGGATTATCTTGCAATTTAGCAGGAATAAATCTTCTTGATATTTTTTTTATACCATTTGGTGTTTGTATGTCAATATCAAATTTAGTATTGGGTGTAGAGGGGTCAACAAACATTTCCTTAACCCATTGTGAACCCACATTTCCGGGGTTTCCTGTGGCCCTCATAAATACTGGAATCTCAGGGTCTACACTTCTTAATGATGAACGTAAAAAATTATATATATCTTGTGTTGGGTACTGAGGTAGTTCGTCAATTCCAATCCATGTATATGATTGTCCTTGATATCTTAATACGTCTGTTAAATTCTCTGCGTAACCAAATTCTATTCTAGCACCTGAAGGAAACTTCCATTCTTTTTCTTGTTCTCTCCATTTAGCAC